ACCCTTGTATTGTTCACCCTGGTGTTTAGTTTTACCAAGTTCTTTTAATAAACTCATCACTTGTCTTTCACCAACAATGTCCTGATTGTTTTCTTTTTCATAATCAGTACCTAATAAAGCTTTTCCCGTTTTCTCATCATGTTGATGGTTTAATTCATCTTCTTGATCTTCTTTTAATGAACGAATTTTTATACAATCTTGCGGCAAATTCAACGCCTCAGCGACTAAGGTATGAACTTGTATACTAGTGGCTGGATACGATAATACTGCATCAAAAATGGTAACTCCAATATTTTGATGTAAAGGAAAGTCTACTTGTGATTCTTGAATCGGTGTACTTTTACCTTCTGAAATTGATTCTACTTTAAATCGTTCCAATGCTGTTTTAATTTTTTCAGCACATTCACTTTCATGTGAACCAACAAGTTTTATTTTAAACTCATATGTTTGTTTGCTTTCTATTAAATATTCTTTAAATGATTTCATGATTTTAATCCTAATAGTGTATTTATTTCATATTCTTTAATTTTTCAATTAGACTATTCCTATCAGTCACCATGAAACCTTCACCTTGAATATTAATCCCCTTATCTTCATTACCAACATCATTGTCTAGTTTTTGTTTTTTAAGTTGCAATTCAATCATTTTTAACTTTTTGTCAATCTTTGCAGATTTTGCATCAATTGCATTCTTAAGCATACCACCAGCAACTTCAAATATTCTAGCAGAATATCTAGCTTCAACATTCATACCTAAATCCATTAAATCATCATATGCATCGGTTGCACGTTGCGCTAAAGAATCAAATTCTTCATCACTTATATCCCCTAGTCCAGTAACTTTTGGTAGTGCTGATGAAATTTTATCAAAATCATCCATGCTTCTAAAGTTTTTAGGTTCTGCTTTAACTGGTTTTTTCTTTTCTTCCTGTTTAGTAATTTCTTTACTAGTCGGCAAATTTAGTATCTCTTCTAGTTTCTTCATATTATTACTTATCTTTTACCATTATAAAAAAGGTCATTTTCATTTAATACTCTAAATGTAATACCTTGTTGCTTACACCATATCTGTGCTGCTTGCCATTTTGCTTGGTTTTTTATAAATTGTTTTTGGTTATGAACACTTTTACCGACTTTTTCCAGTAATTGTTGTTTAGATGGTTTTATTTCAATTAGTTCCACTTGTAATTTATTATTTTTATCTAGATATTGAATAAAAAAATCTGGAACATATATTGTATTTCGATTGGTTAATGGATCTTTATATGGAATGGATATTGCTTCACTCGCCCATTTTTGAATACTGGGGTTAGTATCACAAAAATTCATAAATGAAAACTCCCATGAACTTCTATACATAGGTAGTTTTGTACCAATATATTTTTGTGGATTTTTTGGAGTAAATTTACCCTTTGCGAAATTATGAGCCATGTTATATTAATATATTCCTTGATTCATAAGTATCAACAACTGGGGCTATTCGATACCCTAATAAACTTATTTTTTCTCTATATGCATTTAATACTTGTGCGACCACTTGGCTAAGTTGAACATCAGTTAAGTGTTTTAATGTATCTAATAATTCAAAAACATTAACGTTATCTATTTTTGCTTGATTTAATAAAACAATAGCAGTAGATCTAGCACTTTCTAAATCAAAGTCGTGTCGTAAAAAGAATCCAACAACTGCATCTATTTGGTTACTAGGGAAACTAATTTGATTAACAAAAAATTTATCAAAAAATTGTTTAACTTCGGTTGAACTATCTGTATTTGGTATGGTTGGTAAATTTATTTCCATTTTAATTACCTAAATTTAATTGGAGTAGCTTCGATGCTAGTTGATGCCGGTGATGGAACTGGAAATGCAATTCCTTGCAGTCCACTAACCCCTTGTGTGATACCGGTTATTATATTAGCTATTGAATTACCTGATGTAGCTTTATTTAATAATTGCGTATTTTGATACGTATTAATCTGTGATGTCAATGTATCAGCGAATTCTGTTGTATTTGAACGTATACCAGTCGAATTAACAAATGTTGGACTTGCTGATGATGAGATATTTGATTCATATGTCGGAGCAACTAATTTAGATAATGGCGATGGTGTTGTATCATAATGTTCACCGCCAAATCCTTCCACAGTTTCAGATGATACTACACCGGAATCGTATGACACTGCTTCGTATGATAATCCCATTGTAAATTCAGATAGGTCATCACCTTTATATGCTAACGCTGATGGAGAACCCCAACTAATAATGATGGGATTTACTAATGTATAACTTACATATTCATGCCTAGCCATTTGATATATTTTTATATAAGTGAAAAATGGGTTTGTACTTCCATTATCTAACCCATAATTACCATTTATAAAATTTGAACTTCTAGTTGCATTTCTATTAAATGAATTATTGGTTGCTGATACTGGATCAGCATAATAATAACTATAATAATTTTGCCATAACTGATTAATAATCCCCATGTTATCATCATGAAATGTTATATTCATATTATCAAATTTATGCTGGGACTGTACTACTTTTTTTCTATTGTACTGATTTAATGTTTCAACCGTAATGTTAAATTTTGGCAAATCGACACTTTTCACCAACATATTAATTTCATTCCGATGGCGTTGTACTAAATCAATATTTTTCAACGCTGATGGATTAATACCAAATGATACGTGAAATGAAAACTTCTGTTTTGGTGCAAGTCTAAATTGGTCATTGACAAACAAACGGCTGGCCGTTTGTGAGTTTCTAAGCCATGTAGTTGGGTCTGATTGTAGTTGATTATTAGGTGTAAATGACATACTATTATTTATGCTTAATAATATACATATTTAATAGCATAAAAAAGCCCACCGAAGTGGGCTTTAACTTGTTATGCGCCGATTTGACCGCCGCCACCAGTTGCATTTGTGCTAACTCGTCTCGGGAACCCAGGAGTTCCAAAACCAGCAGTTGATCCAACTTGAACGCAGTTATCTGGTTGGATTGACAATGATAATAATACAATGTCTTGTCCTGCATATTTTAATGCAGAATAATCAGTTTCTTTAATAAAACATCCATAGCATTCCCATGTTTCAAGAACGGTTGGTGTTTGTGCACCATTCCCACCATCTAACATTTCAATACGCATGGTAAATTTATAATCACCACCAGCAGCAGCTGAACTTTGTTCAAAAAAGTCAAATTGTTTCTGATTTTGCTCACCAATTAATTTACTTACTGCACCAGTAACATCATCACGCAGCTTAACAGAAATTGGGCCGAATGTTGGTTTACCAGTCAAATTAATAGTTGAGTTATAAACTTCTATTTTATTTTCAGCAAATATAATTTTTGGACGAGATGCTTCAGCAACTTGTTTAGTTAATTCGGTCGTTGAGCCTGATACACCAAAGTTTTCGAATGAAATTCGAAAACGATTAGCATATTTTGGCATTAACATACCTTGTGTGCTAGCGCTTTGGTCTGACGCTAGCGGAACAGTAAATCTAGATAATGTTGCAATTGACATTGTATACTCCTATTATGCGCCGCCTAGGGCTTTAATTTCACCAGTATTTTTCAAACGTAATGGGATATAAATGAATTCCACTGCTTTAACTGGTTCAATAGCAATATCCAACCATAGTTCATTGCGGTCAATTCTAGCTGGAGTATTGTTACTTGTATCACATACAACAACATAATCATATAATGCACGTTGACCAACTAACTCAAGTAATAAACTTTCTGCTGCTTGTTTGATTTCATCACGAGTGATTTTATCATTTGGTTCAAAGATATATGGTTTTGCCAATTGTGATAATTGTCTACGTAAGTAAATTACCAATCTAGCTACATTAATACGGTCTAATGAACTTGCATTTCTAGCTCTTGTTAATTGTCCATAATTAACAAGTCCACTTCCTGTAATAAATGTAATTGGGTTTACTTTACATTGTTGTTGTAATGTATCACGTTGACCATTATTTAATGCTACTACTTGAAATTCACCTTCTGCATCTACATAACCAACTGCAGTTGCGTTGGTAATTCCACCACGACGTGTTCCAGCTGGTGCAAACCATGGATAACTTACATTATCACTTAATGCAATAGTACGTAACATTAAATGACTTGGTGGTACAACGATATTATTACCAAGATTATCACTGGTATAACCCCATGGATAAAATACACCAAGGTATTCATCAAATGATACTAATCCAGTATCGTTGTCTTCAACAGCTTTATTAACATTTTGACCCCAATTACTCAATGATGTTGCATCAGGTGTTAATCTCGCCGGTGTATCACCAACAACAAATGCTGTTAATCCACGATCAGTATTCAAGCTTACCAATTCACCAATCAATTCTGGATACCCAGGACATGCTATCAAGTTGAATATGCGACTTTCCTCATCACGAATCTGTTGATTGCTGTTAACCAATGATTGCAACCCTTGGACAACTACTTTACGCTGTGCTTTACGACCAAATGTGCCAGAACCATCTTCTTGATTAGCTGCTTCACTCACCCAACGATGTGCATAATAAACTGACATTAATTCGTTGTTAGTACGTGGGTTTCTCCCCAATGTATTAACATAATTTTGTACAAAACGTTTTACATTATTACCACTTCTACGCAAGTTCCATAACAACATACCTTTTGGATATAATGCTGGGTCAGGTGCATCGAAGTCTAAGAAATTACTTGATAACAATTCAACAATAGTACTTTTAACAGACGTAGTTCCAGTAGCATTCCAACGTGCATCATGAAACACTATACCATTTTCAGTGGTTTGATCACTATTATCAACTAATACCCATGTTGTAAGCGTTTTATTATATTTGTAAATTAATGGATAATTGTTGATATCAGCATTACTAATCCATAAATCACCATTAGCTAATGGAGAACCATCACTTTGTGAAGTTGGTTTAGTTGCGCTAACAATCGGACCTGCAGGGTCGGTGTCAGTTTCACCTGGAATTCCAGCATGGTTGATTGTTTTAGCACTTGCATCTAGATATCCAACCCATGAAGTTCCATTATGAATCATAATATCGATATCATAGATACTGCTATCATACCACAACTGCCCATCAACTGCGATTGATGTTGGTTGTGTAGGACTAGGTGTTGCGAATCCTTTGGTATTATCAGTATCACTCACAGATGACCATAAACTTCCTACATATCTATTTGATAAACCAGATGGGTCTGAATAGTAATTAACTGTAGTGGTTGTACTGAATAGTTTACCTAATGGTGTATTAGCACCATCTACTAATTTTAAATCGCCGCCATTAATATGACTAATAACAATCTGATTAGTAGAGCTTATTAATGAAGCAGAAACATTTGATCCGACTAAAGCGTTATTAATTGAAGTTAAAATTGCTTCAGCACTTGCTAATGCATTAGTTGTTCCAGTAAATGTAATTGTAATCGGTGAGGATAAATTAGAACTTCCTGTAATTGTTTCAGAGATAGTAAATGAATATACTATTGCTGAAAATGTATTAGCTGTAATCGGTGAAGAAGTGATAGTAGTTGCACCAACACCTTTACGACGATATACTTTAAAATTGGCTAATCCTGATGAATCTTCCGAATCATTGGTTTTAATATAAATCGAATTGATATTTAAATTAATACCACCACCGGTTGAATCAATTCCAGCCAATGCAGCAGTATTGCTACTATAAATTGGTGCAGATAATGCTGACCATGCTTTAGTATTTTTATTGTATCGTTTAATAATCCAATCAGCACCTAAATTATAGTAAGTTGTTTTAATCCATACTGAACCAGTTGGTCTATTATCGACACTTGATTTATATTGCGGAACTTGGGTATGTGGTGCAATAGTCAATGCTGGTGATTGATATGTAGCGACTGAGATTCCAATTTTATTAGTAGGTGTTATAGTCGTACCACCTGTAATCGCTACTGCAGTACCTGTTGAATAAATTTCTAATTTCCCAGAAGGAGCTGCAGCTGTTATACCAGCAGCTGTCAATACTTGATTACCATTGATACCAGCGATTAATCCACTCAATGATGCAGTTGTGATAGTTACCCCATTAATAATTAACGTATCATCAGTTGTTAATGATGGATTACTAACTGAACCTTGTACGGT